GATGGAAAAGAAATCAGGAAATATTCAAGAAACTTACTGTTGGAGAATCAGAAGCGGGTGATGCTTATGGCTTTAAAAAAGGAACAGAAGAAGCAAATAAATTTGGGGATGAATTAGATAAAACTTTCGGAACACAAATGCAATCAAAATTAAATAGCTTGAAAGATGGTATTAAATCTGTTGGTGAATCAATGGCTGATGTTGTCGTTAAGGGAATAAAAGGGATGGAAGACGCCTTAGTAAATTTTGTAATGACCGGCAAATTAAATTTTAGAAATTTAGCAAATAGTATTATTAAAGATATGGCAAGGATCGCAATACAGCAAACAATCACCGCGCCGTTTAGTAATTTTATTGGTGGTTTATTTGGCGGTGGTAATACCCAAAAATTAGGGATGACTCAAGGTTCCTTTATGCCTAGCAATCCACAATTTAGAGGAGCCAGAGCGAATGGAGGCTCTGTGGTTGGCGGGTCGTCATATCTCGTAGGTGAACGCGGAATGGAAATATTCACACCACGAACAAGCGGAACAATTACACCAAATCATCAATTAGGGAATACAAATGTTGTTGTTAATGTTGATGCAAAAGGACAATCACAAGTACAAGGTGATCAAGGACAGGCAGCGGCGTTAGGTCGTTCTATTTCTGCCGCAGTTACACAGGAATTAGTAAGACAAAAACGCCCCGGTGGACTTCTTAGCCCTGCTTAATTATGGCAACCTTTTCTTATACACCTAGCTTTCCAGCTACACAACAAAGTCAACCCGTTGTTCAGACAACAGTTTTTAATGAGTCATATCAACATCGGATTCAATTCGGCCTTAATCGTGACCCTAAAAATTGGAATTTGATTTTTGCTGAACGTGATGATACCGAACGCGGAAATATTCTTACTTTCTTAGAAGCAAGAGCCGGAACTGAATCATTTGATTGGACACCGCCAATTGGTAGCGCTGGAAAATATATTTGTCGGTCATGGTCAACCAATATGCCGCGATATGGACGCACAACAATTAATGCCACTTTTGAACAAGTTTTTGAAGCATAAGTAAATGGCTGTTCCTGTTTCTGAATTACAAAAAATAAATCCAAGCGCAATTATTGAATTGTTCGTTTTGGAGTTGGATTCAGCGATTCATGGAACACAACCTCAAATGACTTGGCGTTTTCATAATGGAGTTAGTGAAGATGATGGACGTTCAATTGTTTTTGGCGGTGTTCAATATTTACGGATGCCGATAGAAGCCGATGGTTTCGCCTATGAATCAAAGCAATTGCCAAGGCCGACTTTAAGAATAAGTAATATTTTAGGAACTGTGACGACAATATTATTAACGCTTCCGATGGGACTTGAGGGGGCAAAAGTAACCCGACTTAGAACATTAGCCCGTTATATCGACCATGCTAATTTTCCGACTGATGAAATTCTGACAGAAGATAGTGCCGTTGATTTAATTGTTCAGGAAGATGGAGAAGTTATTAGACAAGAAGAAGGCGTTAACCCACATGGGACACCTGATTCAACTGCATTATTCCCTTCTGAGGTCTTTTATATTGATCGTAAATCTATTGAAAATAGAGAGATAATTGAATTTGAATTAGCTGCAAGCGCTGATTTAGCAGGTGTTCGATTACCTAAAAGGCAAGTTTTACCAGATGATTTTCCCGGTGTTGGTACTTTCTATTCATGAAGTGGAAGGCTAATGCGTTAGTACACGCAAAAGAACAAGAGGCAAAAGAATCATGTGGTTTATTAGTTGTTGTTAAAGGCAAAGAAAAATATTTTGCTTGTAAAAATTTGGCAGATAATCCAAAAGATATGTTTATCATCGACCCGGAAGATTGGGCCGCCGCTGAAGACGCTGGAGAGATTACAGCCGTTATACATAGCCACCCAACGACATCACCGCAATTATCAGAAGCCGATAAAGTTGCTTGTGAAAAAACTAAATTAAAATGGTATGTGATTCAACCAAATTTAGAGCAATGGGTTGAGTATGAACCTTGTGGATATAAAGCACCATTAATCGGTAGAACGTGGACCTGGGCGATTCAAGATTGTTGGAGTTTATGCCGCGACTACTATCAAGAAGAATTAGGAATAACTTTAAAGGATTGGGATAGACCAACAAGTTCAGATGCTTTTTTATTAAATCCCACTTTTGAACGGTCTTTTATCGCTACAGGCTTTAGAGAACTTAAACCAACAGAAGAATTAGAAAAAAATGATTTACTATTAATGAGTATTGGATCACCCGGTTTAAATCACATTGGTCTTTATTTAGGGAATCAATTGGTTTTACATCATTTGCAAAATCGTTTATCTAGTCGTGATTTATTAGACGAATGGCTATTAAAATGTATTGGAAAGAGGATTCGTTATGAGTTTGCGTAAAATAAAACTATACGGCCAATTAGCAAAATTTGTTGGCGAACGTGTCTTAGAAGCCGACGTATCAAGCGCAGCGCAAGCCGTTCGTTTCTTATGCGTCAACTTTAAAGGCATTGAGAAACATATGGCTGATCAGTATTACAAGGTGTCGGCGGGAGATTGGGAAATAGATAAAGATGAATTGCATTATCCAACGGGTGAAAGTGACATATCAATCGTTCCTGTCGTTGGTGGAGCTGGTGGCAATACAGGAAGAATACTTTTAGGTGCTGCGTTGATTGGATTAGCAATTGTAAACCCTTTTGGCACTGCTGCTATTGGTACTTTTGGAGGAACTAGCGTTAGTGTTGCTTCTGTTGTTGGTGGTGTCGGTGTTACTTTGGCGCTTTCTGGTATTGCTGGTCTCTTAACGCCTGTTCCTAGTACCCCTGATAACGAACAAGATCCGAGGCGAAGTTTTAGTTTTAGCGGGATTCAGAATGTAAGTCGTGCCGGTGTTGCTGTTCCCGTTATTTATGGAACAGAAGTTTTAGTTGGATCTGTTGTTATTTCAGCAGCCATTGACACAGTACAGGTAGAAGCATGACAACAACACAAGTTATTGGTTCAGGTGGTGGCGGTGGTAAAGGTGGCGGCGGTGGCGGTCATACCCCATCGGAAGCTAGAGACAACCTTGATTCAAAGCAATTTGCAAAAGTTCTTGATTTAATTTCAGAAGGTGAAACAGGTGGTCTAGTTGATGGCGCTAAATCTATTTTTTTAAACAATACCCCCTTACAAAATTCTGACGGTTCTTATAACTTCAAAGATGTTAGTTGGGAACAAAGAACAGGGACATCAAGTCAAACTTATATTCCATTAACTGAAAATACATCAACGGTTAAATCCACAGGTTTTAGTACTGTTGCAAAAACAGATACAAGAGTTGTTCAGATTACTGATACAGATGTTGATGCTGTAAAAGTAACAATTACAGTTCCTTCATTACAACAGTTAAGCGATAAGGGTGATATTTATGGAACAGAAATTCAATTAGAAATAGCGGTTCAATATAGCGGCGGTAGTTATTCAACAAAAGTCTCAGGTAATAGCGGAAAAATTACAGGTAGAACAGGTGATTTATATCAACGTGATTATTTAATACGCCTTGATGGTGCTTTCCCTGTCAATATCAAAGTGACAAGAATTACAGATGATTCAACAAGTACAAAACTAGCAAATGCCTTTCAATGGAATAGCTACACAGAAATAATTTATGATCAAAGAGCATATCCAAACAGTGCATTGGTAGGAATGCGTGTTGATGCGGAACAGTTTACAAGTATTCCCGAACGCAAATATTTAGTCAAAGGAATTAAGGTTCAAATTCCTCATAATGGAAGCGTTAACGCCGATGGATCAATTTCATATTCCGGCACTTTCAACGGAACATTAGGCGCTGCTGTTAATACAAATGATCCGGCTTGGTGTTTATATTCGCTTCTTACAAGCTCAAGGTTCGGGCTTGGTGATCATTTACAAGAAGCTGATTTAGATAAGTTTACTTTCTACGCTGCTAGTCAATATTGTTCAGCTCAAGTTGATGACGGGACAGGTACAGGTTCAACGGAACCGCGTTTTACTTGCAACGTCAATATTCAAACAGCAAAAGAAGCCTATACCGTTATTAATGAAATGACATCAGTTTTTAGGGCGATGTCTTATTGGTCAGCAGGGGCGGTAACGATCACTCAAGATTCACCCGCTGATAGTAGTTATCTTTTCACAATTGCAAATGTATTAGAACCGGGTTTTACTTATTCAAATAGCAGTCAAAAGACAAGACCAACGGTTGCAGTTGTGAAATACTTTGACAATGAACTTCGAGATTATGCCTTTGAAGAAGTAAAGGACACAGCCAATATTGCGCGGTACGGCTCAATAGTAAAAAACATAGAAGCTTTTGGATGTACTAGCCGGGGTCAGGCCGTCAGATTAGGAAAGTGGCTTTTATATATGGCGCACGTTGAAAATAGTACTTGCAGTTTTGTTACTTCAATTGATGCAGGTGTAATTGTAAGGCCGGGGCAGATTATAGAAATAGCCGACGAAATGATTGCAGGTGAAAGAAGATCAGGAAGAATCAAAGCATCACCAACACCAACGACAACTCAAATACCTGTAGATGATGCGACTGGTTTAACTGTTGAAAATAGCCCAACTCTTTCTGTTGTTCTTTCTGATGGTTCCGTTGAAACAAAAGATGTTTCTAGTATTTCTTCCGGTGTGATTACTGTCAGTTCTGCTTATAGTTCCGCGCCAAATGCTAATTCAGTTTGGGTGTATCAAACAACTGATATACAAACTTCTACTTGGCGTGTAGTTGCTGTAGAAGAGCAAGATCAATCAAATTATGCGGTGTCTTGTGTTGAATATCATTCTGGAAAATATGCACATATAGAAGATGGAATTGCCTTAACAACTAGAGATATTACCAATCTAAATGTTCCTCCTGATGCCCCAACGGGTTTAGACGGTACTGAGGTTATTTATGAAAATACAGGAATTGCAAGAGTAAAAATTATTCTGACTTGGACAACATCAACGGATAATGTTTTTGTTCGGTGGAGATATGAAAGCGGTAATTGGGAATCAAGAACGGTTGAAGGATCAAAGCAATATGAAATCTTAGATACTGTTGATGGAAATTATACGATTGAGGTTTATAGCATTAGTGCATCGGGGTTACGTTCAACAACTCCAGCGCAATTAAACCCATTTGTTGCTCAAGGAAAAACAGCATTACCGGCACAAGTTTCTGGAATTAGTCTTGTTCCAATTGATGAAGCAAGCGCAATTCTTAGCTGGAATAGAGCAACTGAAAAAGATGTGTTGTTAGGTGGTCAGGTATTAATTAGACATTCTGAATTAGAAACTGGGGCGCAATGGAAAGATGCAACTGAAATTGTAGTAGCAGCATCAGGAAACCAAACACAAAAACAAGTTCCACTTTTAACCGGAACCTACCTTTTGAAATTCCGCGATGACGGTGATAGAGAGTCACCAACTCCCGGCACTAATGATTCAGATTGGGATGATACAAGGGTTATTATTGATTTACCGGCTCCATCTGAGCGTTTAGTTGTTCAAACTGTTGATGAACATACAGGCAATTTTGCAGGTACAAAAACGACAACAACTTATGACTCTGATTTAGATGCTTTAAAACTTACAGAAACTAGCGGAGTCGTAGCGGCAAGCGGTGAATATGCTTTTAATACGTCTGTTGATTTAACACAAATTTATGATGTCAACATTCGTCGTAATCTTAAATCTAGTTCTTACA